AAACTTTTTGGCAGAACTTATCTATTTCAACAAATTGGATTGTTTTAAAATATCCTGTACGTTCTAGTCCGTAACTAAACCCGCCTATGCCACTGCATAAGTCTAATACTGTAAGTTTCATAATTAAAATTTTTTAAATAGCAGTCTCCACAACCAAGAACGTATTAAAGAAACTCCAGTAAAAATTAATGCAATATTAAAACTATCAAGTATTGTTGGGTACAAACCGAAGAATGGAAAAATATATAACTGTATTAAAGTTGCTAAAATTAAACCGCTGCCTACATCAATGAGACTTTCGATTAAACTTCTCATTTGATTAATGTATTAGCGATACTGTGATTTTATCTGTACTGGGTAAAGTTGGTAAAACTGAATTGATTGCTTTTTCTATAATTGTTTTAGCTTCAACATCACCACACATTATGACTGGATAAACGTTGTCATATTTAATGGCATTATAGATTGCCTTCATTATTGTTTTACAAGTCTCATACACCAATTGCTGTTGCTGCTGAGACAGTTCTTTATAATCATCCTTTTCTACTAAAAAAGATAAAATAAATTTTGTTAATAGAGCATCATTCATCAAATTCACCTTCTGTTAATCTTCCAGTTTCTTCTGAGTAAACTAAGGTTGATGCAATACCTGTGTCTCCAAGATGTCTATTTTTTAAAACTCTTGCATACATAATATTGCTCTCAGTTTCGGATTGTTGATTTCTTTCAAAACCAATAACTGTATCTGACAATTGTGCCAGTGCATGACTTCCCCTTAAATGTGCTAGAGAAGTTTGATGTCCTTCTTCGTGTGAAGTTTTTCCTTCCACCCTTCTAAGATGGGAAACCACAACCATTGCAATTTTTAGTTCTTCAACAAGTTTACGAAGTCTAGTCATAGTATTATCTATTAACCTTCTCTCGTCTCCTTCTTGTAAACCAGAAATCACAATGGAAATATGGTCAAGGAAAACATAGCGACAATTTAATGCTGTAACCATATATCTAATACGATTAATTAAATCATCACTATCACTGGAACCAAAGTGGTCGTAAAAGAAAACTTTATCTTTTATTTTTAACCACTCAGAAACAATTTTGTCTTCAGGAATTTTCTTCCTGACTTCAGGATTATGTATTGGTGCATTCAATCCAATTGAAACTAAACCACGAATACTTCGCTTAACATTTTCTTCTAATGCAATGTAAGCTACGTTATGTCCTTTTAAAATAATATTATGTGCTAATTCTCTGCACACTAAAGATTTACCTGTGCCTGAACCTGCTGCAAGTAAAATTAATTCTCCAATTCTTATGCCTTGTAATTTTTTATTTAAACCATTCCAACAATAAGGAATGCTTTCAACATAATCATCTTTTAATAATAATTCTTTTGTATCAGAACCTTTTATAATTCCTTGTGGTGTGTATGATTTAGCTTCAAAGATAGCATTAATTATTTTTGCACCCTGACCTGTTGTTAATAATTCATTTGGGTCTTTAGCTTGAAGTTTTGCAATCTTAACTTTTCTGACTGGTAATAAATTTGCACATTCAATACTGGCTTTTAATCCTGCTTCATCATTATCAAACATTAAAATGATTTCTTCAAATTTAGATAACCATTCTAATTCTCTTGTAATATATTTTTTTGCTGAAGCTGAACCTGATGGAACACTACAAACAGGAAAACGATTGGATTGCACTTTGCTAACTGACATGCAATCAATTTCCCCTTCTGTTAAAATTATTTTACTTCGACTTCCGCCATCTCTCCAATTCTGTTGACCGAATAAAGTTATGTTTGAACTGTCTCCTAACCAAATAAATGATTTGTCAGGAAAACGAATATGTTGTGCTACCTTTTCGTAATTCTTATTAAAGTAATTAGCGATATGACAAGGTTTTCCATTATAAGAACCAGTCTCATAATTAAATATTCTACAAGTATTACTATCAATTTTTCTAGTTGCTAGTGCTTCAGTAATACCTTCAATCATATTTGTTTTTTCCTTTACTTTAATTGTTGCTGCAGGTGCAGCTTGTTCATCTGTGAATTTGTGTTGGTGGCAACCGAAACAGTAAGTATGGTTTGTATATACTGCTAGGTTGTCTCGGCTACCACAGTCAGGACAAGGTGAATGTCTGATAAAATCAGATTTCTCCTGCTTCACGTAATTCATTTAAATCACCTTCAGACAGGATGCCTTCTTCCTGAAATTTATAATTAGGAATATCTTCGTTTAATAGATATTCTTTTACTTCAATACTTGGACAAAATTTATTTTTATCTAAATCTCTATGTCCAACTATTTTAGCTTCAGGATAATTTTTTACTAATTCGGTTAATAATTGTTTTAAACTTTCGAATTGTTCGCCAGTGTAATTGTCTTCTTCTTTTTTAACATTATCTTCTGCACAACCACCAACTAGACATATTCCAATTGAGTTATGATTATATTCTCTACAATGTGCAGCAATTTCATCAATGCCACGACCATTTTCAATATCACCATTTCTTCTAATAACTTTATGATAACCTATTTTTAACCACCCACGTTCTCTATGCCATCTATCTATTTCTTTGGCACCTATATCCATTGAAGGTCTAGTCTGTGAACAATGTATCACAATAAATTTAGTGGATTGTCTTGCCATCTTGTTTACTCCTTATTTCTATTAACCATTCTTTTGGGAAATTTTGTTTTGTTGATTGTATGCAGTGGTATTTGAAACCAAACATATCGCACCACTTGCCATATGTTGTTTTAGATTTTTTACCTATTCTTGTTTTAGAATTAGAAAAGATAAATCGAATATCATATTCAGGATGTTGAGCTTTAATTAACTTATGCTTTTTTCTATCTGCTGAATTAAAGTTTCCTTTAGCTTCTACAATAAAAGATTTCTTTATGGGAAAATCTGGTGTGTAAGTACGCTTCTGAGTGGGTTGGTCGAAAGTTATTTTGAGTGTCTCATATGAAAATGAAACGTTCTCGGATGAAAGGAAAGCGAAGATAACTTCTTCTAACCCACTCTTTAGCTTAATCTTTTCAGAAATCTGTACTTGTTTGTACTTCGGTCTCATTTGACTTAGTTTCTGAAAGATTATTCGGTGTTGAAGTTTCATAACCTTCTTCTTCTTTAAATAGATGAGAAGAAGCGCTATCTTTACCTTCAACTAATTTTAATATCTGACATGCTTTTAATCTTGCCGATACCCCTGCACCAATTGCAGGTACATAATATGGAACTAATTGGTAAGCTACTTTCATTTTGCTGCCACCCCAAATTACTGTTCCATTAGTAATTGGTCTTTTCTTGGCATCAAATAAAGTTGGTCGTTGAGTAAACTTTTCTTTAGTTTTACTGTTCGTACCACTAGCTTTCATTTTAAATTTGAAGAAGACGTTGTCTCCTTCAGTTGTATAAGGTCTAGGTGCTTCTTTAACCTGTTTACCTTTAACTTTTTTCTCTGCATCAGCAAGACTGTCATCTAATGCTTGGTCAAATAATTTAACCATATCAGATGCGTCTGATTTACTAATTTTAAGAGTTACCTTGTATTCGCCATCTTGATTGAAGCGAACATCAGGTTTTGTTAAATGTGGGTAAATAGCTTCCCCTATGACACTTATCTTAGTGTTTTCAATAGACATATATAACTCCTTTGTTCGTTGTTGTTTGGTATGTCTATAGTGGTACTTATCTGCACATGTGTAGATATGTTTTTAGATACAAAAAAAGATTGATTTTTTTACTAAAGCCAAATCCAATCTACCTTTAGGTGGCAATTTAGGAAATTTTCTTTGATTTTTTTCAGATAACATATCGTGCATTTCTTTTGCCCAATTTGCTAAAACATCTTTTTCATAGATTTCACAAAATGCTTCACGAACTGCAACTGCCATTACGTCATAGTCTGGTGCAAGAACACCAAAACTATCATGTATCATACAAAAGTTTTCTATACCTGCAGTACGTGCTTTAACAACTGCTAACTGTAAACAAGCGCTGTCCAACGAATGAATAAAATTAGGTGCCACTGCCTGAGAAGTATCACGTTTAGAAATTCTATCTGTATTAGTTAATAATGTTAATTTAATTACACTATCTCCCATACGTGTTTTCACACGTTTACTTTCAGTTTCATAATTCCACATTTGCACTGGATAATTATTCGGTGTCAACCAACAGACTGGAAGGTTTTCAGAAGAAACAAGTCTACTTACTTCTTGTAAAAACTTCATAACATTTTTTGCACCAACAATAACTTCACCTATGGATTGCCAAACGATTGGCATTAGATATTGAGTTGCTTTAAACAAGTCTTCTTTGAAAGGATTATAAACTCCCCTATCTTGTTCTTCTTTTAAAACATGTTCTTCTAAATATTTTCTACAAGAAAATCTTGTAAGAGAATAAGGTAAACACATAACTGGTTTCTTTACAGTTTTTCTATTGATACCATAATCTAACCATTG